CTACAAACGAGGTGACAAGGTGGAGGTCGTACCTAACTATAAATCATTAGTGAAACTTCAAAATGTGGCACGAGAATATACGAAATAGGACATTCGGATTCGAGCTGGAATTTGCTGATGCGGACAAGCTGTTGCTTTCGTTGCCGGCTGGTTATAAGTGGACGGACAACAAGCTGACGATGATGAATAATTCGGACGGTTCGGCAGTTACCCACCACGGTCAATACGGCGGAGAAATCAACACCCGCCCGTATCATTACACCGAAGAAGACCTTGCCGAATTGCGCGACTTCATTCAATCGCTCCGAGACGCCGGCGGCTACCTAATGTGGAATGAAGGTTTCGATGCTCACTTCTACGTCAAAGATTTTGACCTTGACGTCATCAAGAGGCTGTTCGCGTTATCCTATTATACCGCGGTTCCCGTGAAAAAGATTTTCGACTTTCCGGAATGGTGGGACACAAAATATCTTGCCCCGACCCCGACTGCGGACGTGGTGAAGCGAGCACTTGCGGCAGATTCTCTTGAAAACTTCCTCAAGGTATTTAGCAATGGTTCCGACCGCGGGCACATCCGCTATTGGCTTAATTGTGTTTCCATTGAGAAAATCGGCACAGTTGAGTTTCGCATCTTCAACTCGTCGTGGAATTTTGAGGAAACGCTTGAAACCATCAAGTTCATGTACTCTTTCGTCGAGTATGCCTACCTCCACGAGGATATGGAAGAGTATAAGACGCTCACCACGGTCGAAAAGTGTATCGCGGCATTTCATATTAACCCGGAGAAGATTCCGCACAGACATAAGCCCCTCCTTTGGGCGGCGGAGCACTCGGACAATATGACAGTCGTAGGTGAAATGTTCAAGAAGTCGAATCGGATGCTGTCTTACATTAAAAAGGCATCTTCAAAATTCGACGTTGTGCGCGTAGTGAACTCCTATTATTTCGACATCGAACAGGTCATTAACCCCCGCGAAATCGTCGTCTATACGAAGGAGTATTTCATTTACCTGCTATTTAAGGCTATCAAGGGTGAAATAAAAGAGCTTACATTCGACGAAGAATATAGCTTCCTCAACATCCAATCTGATAAACCGAGTGAGATTGTTGCGACCCTGCATTTGTTCAATGCCATCAAAAAGCACAAGAAGTCTGACGACATATACCATCAAGGGCTGTACCGGGACTTTGTAGGTAAGTTGGAATACTACACCAAGAAATATAGCGAGAAATACCAGAAACTCGTTGATAATCTATCGGCCAAGAACATTTCGGTCAAGTATTGCGCAGACCTTGAAGACGCGATTCTGGACTGTGGAAGCGACGACCTTGTGATTTATCAATCGGAGTTTCTTGCATCCCTTCGGGCGGCCAGTAACGCGATGGAAAAAGCCCTTACCGAGGATTTCGGCATCCAAGAAAGGAAACGAACGCATTACGCATCCATCGACGAGGAGCGCGTTAGCTATCTTGCGATTACTCAACATCAATACATGGGCCGCAAGAAGGTTTTTCGCGATGGCCGCACTTGTATCTATTCCAACGCTACTGAAAGTGGCGATAACAGTTTTAGCAAGCGTACCATCGTACCTCTCAAATATCGTCGTCTGCCGGATGATTACCAATTCTCGGACAAAAGCCGGATTCGGTTTATGCGGGCCAGCATGAGTGAAATCGACTACCTCCGAATGATTTACCTGAAGAAAGACATCATCCTCGGTTCGGCTCCGTTCTGCTATCTCTGGTTCATCGACGACTACGTGTTCGGAGCGAGCATGTTCGACTTTATGAAGGTCGATAAGTACGGGACGGACGCCGTGTCCATGAAGAGCGACTTCGTGATAGACCACCCACTCCAGAAATTGAGCAAGTTGCTCATCATGGGGGTTCTCTCAACCGAATACCGCGACGAGTTGTGCATCCGCTTCAAAACGGAGGTAGGCCGCATCTGCACCTCTGTTTTCACCGATAAGCCGGTGTCGATGAAATACCGCGGTGTCTTCGACCTCGACGAACGTGGTATCGGTAAACTCTACTACAATCAGGTGGCCGGCAAACTCGGTACACTTGATTCGATAATGAAGGAATTTCTGAAACGATTCTATAAAGGCAAGTAGTTATGAATTATGAACGCGAAATGATGATAAAAGCGGCAAAAAGGCATGTAACAAGGCTTCTCGAAGGCAGAGCAAAGAAAATAATATGCCTTGACTTTCCGTGTGCGCTGGTATGGGCTGAAAGCATCGAAAGTGGCGTAGATAATCCTATGACGGTCGACTTACCCGAATACGCTGTAATAGACAAAGAAAGCGGAGCAATACGATGGACGGAATTTTCCGACCTCCTGAACACCGACCAGCGCGCCATGATAAAAGCAAGTGCGGCAATGTGCGCCTCCAAACGTGCCGGATTGGTACATTACACAATAGGGTCTGAAAGAAGATAAGTATTTGAGATTCATCAACCATAGAGCAATGAACAAAAAGATAATCAGAAAGAACGCCCGCCAATTCTGCGGATGCCCGAACGCTGGTATTTCTTGCGAAAAAGACTTATGCAAAGGGGCTTGCTGTGTAGCCCGCAAGCGTTATGAAGGTTACATCGCTGGTTATGAATCCTGCCATACACGCCTTCGGAAGTTCGCCAGTCGCGTCTATTCCATTCTTGGCGTAAAAGCACTAAACGGATGCGACGACAAGACGTGGGACAAGTTCTGCAACGGTAACGGAACGGACGTAGGCAATGACATGAACAGTCTTGTAAGAACAGCTCAAAAACTTTCAAAATAGCATGGGACGATTCAAAATTGAAGAGGTTGAGATTTCCAAAATTCGCCTCATTGACAAGAATGCGCGGTACATGGAACAGACCGATTTCCGCGCGTTGGTAGACAACATCAAACGGGATGGCGAACTTTCGTCAGTCCCCTTCTGCGTGAAATACCCTGACGGCCACTTTACCGTGGTTTCTGGTAACCATCGTGTCGAAGCGGCAAAGATGGCCGGTCTTACCATCATTCCGGTCATGTACGTTCTGGAAGAAGACACGTCAAACGACGAGATTCGCGCAAAGCAACTTTCCCACAACTCAATTTCCGGCAAGGATGACCCGGAAATCATCAAACAACTTCTCGACGAAATCCGTGACGTAGCCTTCAAGGAGTACGCCCACATCAGTAATGAAATTCTGGAAGGAGTAAAAGACATTGACTACACCGTGGAAATGCCCAACAACGAAGTCGTGCCCGTAACCCTTATGTTCGTAGACACCAGCAAGGCCGCACTCGACCGCCTTTTGGAAGAACTGGAAGCCTATACTCCAGCGGAGTTGGAGAATACAATCATCATGGACAAGAACTACATGAAGCGGCTGAACGAGGTTACAGCGAAGGTATCGAGCCGATTCAAAATCAAAGCACAGGCGTTGAGTGTGTGCAAAATGGTCGAACTTGTAGACAATATGCTGGATGGCGGACGAGAAAACAACGCGACCGAGTAATGTAGAGAAAGCAGAAGCGAAAAAGTCTCTTACCACCAAACGGAAGAAGAAACTGTTTCTTGAAGCACTCTCTAAAAGGCTGTTGAATGTTTCGGCAGCCTGTAAAGTCGTGGGCATATCTCGCAATACTGTATATCGGTGGAGGGACGAAGATGACACCTTCAAAAAAGATTGGGATAACGTGGCCGAAGAGTTCTACGACAATATCGAAACGGCCATGTTCTCCAAAGCCACCATCGACAAAGATACCACGATGCTCATTTGGCTGTCGAAGACCAAGATGAAGCACCGCGGGTATGTTGAGAAGACAGAAACCGACCTCACGGTAAATCCTTTCCTCGAATTGATGAAAGCCGCGACCTCCGATGATAAGCCCCAAAAGTAGTTTCGGATAGAGTAAAAAAACTTGTAATTCACTGAAAAATAAATAGTTATCTGTTTGGTCAAAAGTTACATTCTTTGTAGATTTACATATCAATAAAAGAACAACAAACAATTAAAAAACAGATAGTTATGACAGCAAGAGAAGTTAAAATCGAAATGCTCAACAAGGCGTTGCAGATAATGACAGGCTACCAGTCCGACATTGTTTATGACTTTGAGTCTATTGATGAAATGAAGGATGGCGAATCGGCTTGTTGGTCAATTCGTGAAACCGGAACGCATTTCACGACCGATATGCGTCGGCTTGAAGGCTTGCGCAAAAACACCAAAGTTACCTATGTTATCAACCGTGAGAATGGTGCTTATACCATAACTCTGTCCAATGATACGCAACATAAGATGAAAAGGACAGATTTGAAATTTATCGGCATTGACGGCCGGTGCAGGTTGGTTTACCAAGACCCCAACGGTCAGTTGTGGAAAGATATTACGCGGGGAAGTGATATGCCCTCTTTCTATTCCGCCTGTAATAACGAGTTCGAGGGAGAACCGAAAATGCCTATCGAAATGACATATCCCGACTTTGAGTAGTTATGGCACGCTGAAACTCTGCCTAATGATACGCAAAACCGACAAATCGCCATGAAAAATATAGGAAGAAAAGAATTTACGGCTATCTACGCAAAAGACCTGAAGCAGAACGAACGATTCAAGACCAGTAGTGGGTTCGCGGTTTACGTTTGCGACTCTGCCGACATATTTAATGTCATATATCATTACGAGAATGACCCGTGCAAGGTGTCGAGCTCTATGAGTCCATACACACTTGTATTTCCCCTTGCTGATGAAGGAGACTACATTTATCATGGATAAACAGACCAAAACGACAAGCGCCCTCCGAATGTTCCGTGCAGGTGATTATCGCGGTGCATTTTCGATTTTCTCCACCTTTCGGGTGGGATTCACCAGAGAGGAGATAAGAACGCTTCAAATCGCCTCGGAAAGCCTCGGAGGGCATGCCGAGTTTTACCAGAGTCTCGGAGTTGATACGAACGCCGAGGTGTCAAAAGCGAAAGAGATAATCAGAACCAAATACCAAGAGCAATGACAAGCAAAGAGAGTTTCGAGCGGCTTCGCGAGGCCGAAGCACGACTGAAAAAGTGGGACACCCTTAAAGAGAGGGATGCACTCGATGAAGAGCGCTGCCAAGCCATCCGCAATCTTGTGCCGGAAGTTGGCTTGAAATGTACCATCTGCTACTACTCAGACTACCGAGCCGCGACCGTGACGCAGGTTTTGACAGAACGCAAGGTGGCTGTCAGATTCAACAAAACCAAGTGTCTCGATTACTTCGCTGGCGATTATGAAATCTTGCCAGAACTCGAAGGAGAAGAGCGGATTTTCACCAAGCGTAGTAACGGCAAATGGATTGCCGAAGGCCAACTGTCGAAGGACGGCGTTCGTCTGGCCCTTCATTACCAGCGGCATTACATCAACCCCGAATACTGATGGGCCGCATGGAAAGCACACTCAAATACCTTGAATCACGGGCCGCGAGCATCAAGACCAGCATATCGAAGGCAGAAGACCGCCTTATCGACGCCAACCGTGCAGAGGTCGAAAGAGTTGCCAGAATGGGTTGGGGCTATGGAATGAGGCATAGCAAACTCAACTGTTCCACCTCGAAGTCGGACAGAATCAAGGAGCGCATCAATAGTCTGAAGGTGAATCTTGATAAGGTTCAACGAACGATAGAATTTGTCAAATCAATGAAGTAGCACCATGAGCAAGAAACGATTTTACGCTGTGCCTACAAAGTTTGTGTTCAGCGGAACATTCAGAATCAAAGCGGAAAGCCAAGAGCAAGCCGAGAAATATGTTCAAGAGCATTGTGGTCTCGTACTCGGAGGCAATATTCATTCCTCACTTCCAGATGATGAAGTCGATTGGGAGTTCGATATTCACCCTGAAACAATCGTAGAACATGGACTTGATTGAACAGATTACAACCGTTGCCACTTCTTTGGGATGGCAGGTTACGTCCGATACCTCCGTTCCGAACGTTGTTGAGTTCGAGTTTTCCCAATATACGCCGGAAGGACATGACTTGGATTTCTGTGCAGAAATGAAAGATAACGACCCCGACACCCTCTTGAAAGAAATCGAACAATATTACGAGTGTTATGACCCCGACTATGAAGCCTATCTGTGGATAGGCACGGACGGCCACGGCAAGAACGGTGCTCCGTATCATATCAAGGACATTGTAAGCGATATGGAAGCGGCAGAGGCAATGATAAACACTCTTTACGAAACCTTGAAAACTGCGCTACAATGAAAATCTTGAAAGTACGCATACAGGGATGCGGATGTAATAACTGCGGACGCAATATGTATCGAAGATATTTGTCCGTGTGCATATTGGGGCGTTATTACGAGTTCTTTAGATTCCGAGGGGTTTGCAAAGACTGCGACCCTCCGTTCTGAAAAAATAGCGTGATTATCGCAAAATCTCGAAATAATTATGAAAACTTACCGATGCGGACGAATGGAAAATATACTCGGCGACGAGTGGTACACAATCCAAAAACGAACTTTTATGGGCATTTGGTTGACGTATGCAAACTTTGAAAGCAGAGGCGAAATGGAACGTGTCGTCAGTAGGCTGGAAAATTTGGGGAACATCGTAATACGGATGAATTGAATATGAAGACGATTAAAGAAAGAGCGGAAGAATATGCTGGATGCAAATATGCAGGAACAGAGTTTTGTAAATACGGCACAGAGTTGAATTGCGATACAGATAACTGCTCTTCGTTGACAAGGTTTATCTCATTTAGCTCCGGCGCCAAGTCAGAGCGCGAAGAACTGACCAAATGGCATAATCCAAAGATAATTACTCCGTACACAGACGAAGAGGTGCTGGTAATGGTTCATCGACAATTCAACACCTACGACGTCATGCGGCATGACCTGCATGGGTGGTGGCAAAAGGCTCCCGGTGGAGGTTGGTGCGCCGCTGACTGCGAAATCATCGGCTGGCGTCCGATTCACGAAAACAAATAGAACTATGGAAGGACGATTGTTATACTCGGTTTTTAAGTACAAAGGTTCGACCTATCAAGTCAGAACTACCAAAGTGGCAAACAGATGTTCAATGTGCCACGCGACACCGTGTAAGGAAGAGCGATATAACACGCTTATCAAATACTTTGGCCCATGTCTCGGAGAAGAGCGGTCTGACGGTATAGATGTAATTTTTAGAAAAGTAAGATAATGACTGAAGCACCCAGCTATTTGTGCAATGCGGTAATTATTCTCACCGCCCACAAACTTGGAAAGGATGTCGATGGCGTAAGCCTCGCCCAGCAAGTATGGGCAGACAAAAGTTTGCCCGAACCTCATGTAATCTCTATGTTGGCAAAGTCCGCCAACACAGCAAGAGAGCGAGTTTGCATAGCCGGCCTTGCCAAAGACGCAGACCGTATTGCAGAAGAAATGTTTACAACTGAATCCATAAGATGAAACCGACACCATGTTATTGTGGGGAATGTTCTTTCCTCAAAGCCGAAGATAGTTGTGGCTTCGGCTATTGCGAAATCTCCGACAACGAGCGTAGTTGTCGAGACAAATGCGAGTTCGGATTCTACCGAATGACGAGATACCATGCAGAACGCATCCTGCACCATTACCAGAAGTGGAGACGAGGCGCGAAGTGCAAACAACCTCATCCGTTCGTTATCGGCAAAGCAATGGACGTGGCAATAACCGCTTTGCGGAGCGAAAGGCACAGCTATCAATAGAATTAACCGGAACGATTTTTGCTCTTATGCTTGGTAAAATGTAATATATTCATTACCTTTATACCGTCATAAAAGAACAAAACTATGCCAGAGATTAGTAGATTTTTCGGTATTATCCTCTACTTGTATTGGAAAGACCACAACCCGCCTCACATCCACTTTTCGTATGGTGGCTACGCTTGTAACATCAGCGTCATCGACCGTATTGTGGACGGACAAGCTCCTGCGAAGGTGGTTGCAATGGTGAACAAGTGGCTTGACCTCCAC